GTCGAGCAGTTTTGGTTGGTGAGGGCTATCCAAGCCCCAAAGTACTTTCGAAAAAGAAGGCTCAGGTGTAGCGGAGTACAGCTGAACGTTCGAGTTTTCCCGGTGGCGATCTTTTCCATGCTCACGGTCTCTTGTTTCAAATTTTCGTAGTTGAAGGAGAAGGGCACGTCACGATTGGCGCGCGCTTCTGTCTCCCACTCGGTCATTGCGGTTAGGACAACGGATGCTGGGTTGACTCCGTAAACTCTGGCCTCAAGGTCCCAGATGTAAGTTCCGTCCTCTTCGGTCTTGAAAAAGATGTGCTTTCCAGCACTCATGTGAGGGCGAAAGTTCTTCCAGGGCATTCCAGGGGACGTTGACATGTCCATGCCAGTGTATCCAGCTTGGATGTTTCCGTTGGTGGTCTCATGGTCAGTAAGCAGTCGCATCGGCATTCCTCTCAAAGCTTTTGATTGGAGCTTTCTCTTGAGGAGCGCACAGCCAAGGTCGACTAGGTCGGCCTTAAAAGGCGTGATGGGCACGGCGTACTTTCCACAGGCCTCGTCCATGGGACTCAGGTAGTTTTCGGGTGTTCGTTCCGGGTCGATTCTAGGGTCGCTTGGGCTAAGAACTGCGGGTTCCTTCTTGTGAGGGAACACCTTGTCGAAGAGCATGGAGGGGACAATATCAGTCTTCATCGGGAAACGCTGGGCCAGTCGCGGAACGACTACGCCCATCAATTCCACCTCTCCTTTCGGAAAGGCTTGAATCTTCTGCAATGCCTCCTCGGGCTCGAGAGTTTGAATCTCAGCCTCGGTGGGCCCTTTGGAGGACCCGCGAACCATGTTCGGGAAGTGTTGTTTGATGTTTTGTTCTAGAATCTCGTGTGTGATCGGGGCTGATAGGCCCTGCTCGCTAGACTTGTGTCCAGCAACGTGGAATCCAACGATTCTCCCTTTCAGGGAGGAATCGAGGGCCACGAGCAACGCTCCGCAGTCTCCCTTTGTGGTGGGAACCTTGTAAGCGTAGCCTGTGAGCAACGAGTATTCTCTCTCTCCGTAGGAGAACCCAGCTGGGAACTCCTCTCTCATCTCGGAAAGGCTTGTCGAATCTATGTAGTTGGTCGAAGTAAAGTACCCACCAGCTTCCGTCTGGTGTTTAATCAACATACTCTTAAAACGGTGGAGCTTCGACAGCTCCGCTTCTCGCACGAAGTGTTTCACGACATCGGGGAAGCTCTCAATCTCATGGCCCAGCTCAATGAAGGCAAGGTCCAGGGCATCGTCTCCGTTGGTAACTCGAACAGCCTTGCGGTAGTCGATGGAGGTGGGGATTTTACGCCCGATGCTATAGATCGTAGTTTTAAGTACGGTGGGTTCTTTCGGAATAAAGTGCCACGGGACTGCGATGAGTCGTCCAGTGAGACCAAATCCTTTGATCTTGTACGATCCCCCTGATAAGGGGTCGTCTCTTTCAATCGTAAAGACGCTTCTCGGACCCAGCTTGTTGGTCACTAGGTCCAGCCCGTTCTCGTCGGAGCACCCTTGTGCTTCAGCGGCGACGCGAACGTCTCGGGCTTCGTTCCAGGGCTCGATACCTGCGGACAACGCCATCTTGCGGGCGTTTTCCCGGATGCCGGCGGTGAACCGGACTTGGTTTCTCTTGAGGTGTTTAATAGTAGCAGCTTCACCGTAGGCTGCCGCTCCTCCTTCTGCTTGAAGAATCATCCCGACAGCATCACCGGTCACGCCGATGAGTGCTTCTTTCAGGACGGCACCGACCACGCTCCTCATGTTCAGGGGGTAGTAATCGATGACCTTCTGCAGGGCTCCGTTAGGGAGGGTCTTAGTGGTGACGTTCTCAGCGTCTCCTGCAATGCCAAAAAGGGAACGAATCCCCTTATATGCCTTGTATGAGAGCCAACAGGTCGCAAAAACGCCAAGGACCTTAACTAGGACCTTTTGGGCGGTGGTAAGTCTATCTCCCAGACAGACAGTTTCTGCGACGGTAGTTTCGTCTTGAGCTCTGGCTTCGTCCAGCTGGGCGGAAGCCTCTTGGGTGTCAAGCGGTCTACTGAAGTAATCTCGGACACACTCGTACGCGGTTGGGAGGCGATAGTAGGTGTTGAAAACCTGAGCTTCAGCCTCTTCAGGGAAAACAGGCGAAATCACCTCTTCTTCGTAGAGGTCGCCACCTCGCATGTACTCGTCGTGAGACATGTAGTGGGCATACAGATCGTGCTCCTCTTCGTAGAGGGCTCGACTGATGCGGCAGATGTCTTTCTCGTACTTCCACTCCTCATAGTTGTCTTTGTGGAATGGGAAGCCGTCTCGGTAAATAATCTTGTCCATAAAGCACATGTAGTACTTCATGCGGCCCGCCTGATCGTTGTAAGTGTCCATAAGTTGCCATGGTCTAAAAGGGACCTGGCCCCAGTAGTTCTCTGGGACGCAGATCATTGGCGTAGTGGGCAAGTGAGGAGCGCAGCTCCACCCGGCACAACAAAGGCAAGGGGAAGCGGGCGCCTCATCAGGGGTGAGTTGGTAACCTTGACGGAGGTCTTGTTCGATGCCTCTAGTCACGTGTTCACGGTACTGGCACCAGGCACGTAAATACCTAGAACTGGTTTCTCGCTCTACTCGACGTTGAGTGATGGCATGGAGCGGGTTATTGTACCTCACAGACGGCAGAAGGTCGATGAGTCCTTGCTCAGTAGCTGACTCTGGAACTAAGTTGGAAACGGTTCCATTGCCGCCCAATGGGGCAGGCACTTTGAGTGAGCGTTTGAACGGAACGACACCAACCGATTTGATGGACTGGTTCTTGTTGTCCCAGGCGTTGAACTCTGGGATCATTTCGAGGATCATGTCCTCAAAGGTCTTCATGTTCTTGTGAAGCCTCTTGTTCTCCATCTTGTCAGTACGGTAGAAGCCGTAGCGGTCCATATCCTCCAATTGTAAGTTGGGATCACGAACTACCACTTCCCACAATGCATTTCTGCGCCGATGTATGGCAGTGGGCTCTACGATCTCAGTAGGGTTGGGAAAGGGGTTGTTCGTCGTTGCGATGTAAAGCTTGGACTTAAACTGCTCTCCTTTTTCTTCCACTGCAGCCTTAGGAGGAGCAAATGGAGTCGCTGAGATGATGGCGATGAAATCTCTGAATTCAGAGTTGTCTGCACTCGCAGCCTTTGATTGGCCGAAGTCGTCAACAATGAACACAGATTGGCCTCTGTAGTTCGTGTAGTACTTGTCACAGGAACTTCTCGAATAGAGAAAGTTCTTCTTGTCAGTCGTCACAGTGCAGCCATGTTCTTCGGCGCACAGGTTGTAAGCGATGGGCTTGGTCAAAATGGATTTTCCTACTCCAGGCTTGGAGTGGAGCATCACGCAGTAAGGGGTGTCCCTCACGTGGTCCATGTGGCTGTTGTTGTACTTAAGAGCGAAAGTTGCTAGATCGCGGATCTTGGACCTCACAATGGCCAACTGAGCTCCTTGGGACTCGATTTTCTTGGTCATAATCCCGTTCTCTATCTGCAGCGCAATGGCCACCAGCTCGTCGATCTCTCTGCGAGTATCGGGGCTGTCGAGAACCTGTTCGTCTACAGTGGGGTCGAGCATGCGGCCCACACGAGCAACGAACCTAGGAAGGTCGATCTTCTCTCGATCCAACCAGCTTTCGAAGCCGGCGATGAAAGTGCCTTCGGGGAAAACCTGGATAAAAGCGCTCTTGATGTATTGAACGCAAGTCTCCATAAAGGATTCCAGGGCTGACTCAGCTTTCTTTTGGGCGATTTTAGCCGCGGCGCGTTTGTATGCGCTGAAAGCCAGATCTTTGACATTGGATGTAACTCCAGTGAGAAGAGAGGCACCTATCAGGGTGCCTACTCCGGCTGCCAATCCAGCGGTGTTCCAGAACTGAGATGTTGTATCTAGTGCGGGATCATCGCCTTCCATGTCAGCCGACACAGCTGCAAATGAACCTTCGGGTCTGTTCGTCCCAAGAGCCCATCCAATCATGATCTTAATCGTGGTCCAGATTTGAGCCAAGAATTCAGTGATGTTGTCGAGCACGGTTGTATAGTTCACAAGGATCTTAAGGATCTCGAGGACTACCGTGGACACTTTCGGGACCAAGCCTATGGAGGCTATGGCCAGGCCAACTTGTGTCATAAGTTTGGTCCTGTTTACTTCGAAAAAGCCAGACACGCCAGCAACGGTCTCCTCGGAGAGCGTGGCCATGCGTTCGGCAGAGACGGAGATCCTGTGGATAGAATCTACCGCCTTAGCCCCCAGGTGGTAGGGAGCTGTGATGGTATCGAATAGGCCTTGTTGTTCGGCCTCTGCACCCAGAAACTGGTCGAACTCGGAATCTCTCACCTTTCGGGAGTCTTTCCGAGCCAGAGCCTTTTGAGCAGTCTTCGCCTTTGAGATTTCTCTCTCGAGCTTATTCTGCTGTTTCTGCAGGTACTGGATGTTGGTCAGAACCTTCGGTTTTCGCACCGGTCGGTATCTGATAGAGGGGGTCTGGTCTTTCCCAGCGTCAGTGTTCTTAGCCACCATCAGTTTTGAGCAAGACATGTTTAGTAAAAGGGGCCTAGTAAACTTTTCGCCGTATATCGCTAGAGTAATACTTAATCCCGTGTTAAGGCTAAATGCGACCCAGTCAGACTGAGCCATCACGCCGCACACCGCAATCAAAAACGCGCACACACTAGTATCAGGGCAGCTAGTTAGTGCTCTTGGTTATCTCCTTCTGGTTCCCACATTAGATACAACTACGGTTCCAGGTCCTCCACACCGTACCCTCGCGGGTCTATAGGATAGGATTAAAATGGTCGCATAGCGCTCAAAGTAAACTCAGCTTGCGTGCTTCCACGACATTTCTGCCGCGCCCAGTTGCTCCTGGGGAATTACTACTAATAGGTACACCGCGGGCCTTAGACAAGAGTCTATACCGACATCCTTATTTTCATGTGATTGAGTAAGAGATGAAGTGATTGTACGCTACAAACAGGGTGACTAATATGTTTACATCACAGTCGTCACTTGTGAAAACGCCCTTCCTAAAGTGCGCGAAATCATTAACCCTAGTTCTTAGGGGATGGAAACGAGAGATCGCTCCGTTCCCGGAGCGACCAACCAAGAGAAGCGAAAATCGTCGGCTGCAGTTCGATATGTTTCGAAATGGTACAGCTGAGGAGTTTCGCTCTCCACATGAGCACGAAGCCCGGTCAAAATAAGAACTCCAGTGGAG